TTATGATCGGTGCAACGGTTGATGGTTCAAGTGAAGTAGGACTTGGTGAACTTGCAAGTGAAGCAGATGTAAAAACTTATTTAGATAGTTATACATCTTCTTGGACTGATAGAGATCTTGATTCTAATGATCCAGACGCAACTGTACCATTTGATCAAACACAAGCAGCCACATATATCTGGTCTAAAAAGATAGGTTAGTAAATGGCTAACTACCCGCAACTCGATAACGCATCAGGCGTTTGGAACCTGCGTGAAGTCTATGACGCGGTAATGGGTGGGTATTGGCCGAATGCAAGAGCCATTGGTCTAAGATTTGGAGCAACACCTGCATCAACAATAGATCAAATAGAAATGGCAACAGCTGGTAATGCAACCGTATTTGGTGATTTAACTCCAGGAGCATCAGAAGTTAATTGTTATTCCTCTTTTATAAGAGGGGTTGTAGTTGGTGGCACTTCAGGTGGAAATGAAATGAGTTATGTTACATTTTCAAATCAAGGTAATACAGCTGACTTTGGAAATTTATCTCAAGGTAGAGGTATGGGAGGTTCTCATTCAAATTCTGTTAGAGGTGTTTATGGAGGAGGGAGAAGCCCAACTCTAAGAAATACAATTGATTATGCAACCATAGCTTCGACTGGTGACGCAACGGACTTTGGAGATTTAACTTCGTCAAGAGCAGGAGTAGGTGGTGCAGGTTCTACAACAAGAGCAATGTTTACAGGTGGTTATACACCATCGCAAGTTAATACAATTGATTTTGTAGAAATTTCAACAACAGGTAATGCTATAGATTTTGGAGATTTAGATGGTGTAAATAATTATAATGCTGGTGCATCTAATTCAACTAGAGGAATTGTTATGGGTGGTTCTCCTACACCTGGAGGATACACAGATAAAGTACAATTTTACACAATGGCTTCTCAAGGGAACGCAATTGATTATGGTGATTTAACTTCAACAAAAATATCAATGGCTGGAACAAGTAATAATACCAAAGGTTTCCTTTTTGGTGGTCAAGATGCTGTGCCTGCTTCTATTAACAATATAGATCAAATAGTTATTTCAACTGGAGGTGACGCAACAGACTTTGGAGATTTGACATCAAATCAAGCATTTAAACAAGGTGCATGTTCAAACGCACACGGCGGATTAAACGATGGATACATGGGAACAAGACCATTACCATTTAATGAAGCTGGTGGAGATAGATTTATTAGATATATGGGTAATGATGGATCATCAAATTTTACGGACATTGGTTTTGTAACAATTTCTACTGATGGAAATGAAAATGATTTTGGAGATGCATTAAGTGGAAACGGTTCACAAGTAGATGGCATGGGTAATAAAACAAGAGCTTTATTTATGGCAGCGGCTCCAGGAGTTGCAAACATAGATTATTTAACTTTTTCTACAAAAGGTAATGCTGCTGATTTTGGAGATAGAACTGTATCTAATTTTGGCACAATGCCCACTAATAATAACGTAAGAGGTGTAATGCAAGGAGGTGCAACGCCTTCTAGAACTAACACTATAGATTATGTGACTATGACAGTTTTAGGTAATGCTGCTGATTTTGGAGATTTAACATCATCTAGAGCAACTGGATCTGAGGGAGGAAACACAACTAGGGGATTAGCTATAGGAGGTTCAACTCCATCTGTAAGTGACACTACTGACTATATAACTTTTTCAACAACTGGAAATTCTACAGATTTTGGTAATTTATCTGCAGCAAGAATTTCTATGGGGAGTGCAAACTCTTCAACAAGATCAGTTGTAATGGGAGGTGCGGGCGCTGAGCCTAGTTATACTAAACAAAATGTCATAGAATATTTTACAACAGCAACTACAGGTAACGCAACAGATTTTGGTGATCTAACTACAGCGACTACAGGACCAGCTAGTGGTATAGCATCTAATACTATCAGAGGACTTTTTGTTTCAGGTTACACACCCTCTTATGTAAATACTATAGAAAAAATAACAATTGCAACAACTAGTAATGCGTCAGACTTTGGAGATACAATAGGTGCAAGATCAGAAGCTGGAGGAGCATCAAACGGACACGGAGGTTTAATTGGCTAGATCATTAACATTTGATTATAAAGTTACAGTTGTTTCATCAGGTGGAAACAAGTACGCTATTGATGGTAATACACAACAATACGTAACTTTGTTTCCTGGAGGGACTTACAAGTTTGATCAATCAGATAGCACCAACGGTGGACATCCTTTACGTTTTTCAGAGACAGATAATGGTACACATGCAAGTGGGTCTGAGTATACAACTGGGGTTACTACAGCAGGAACACCAGGAAGTTCTGGAGCGTACACACAAATAGAAGTTACAGGTGATACACCTTATAGGTTATATTATTATTGTTCTTCACACTCAGGAATGGGGGGAGAAATTAATATACCACCTAATTTTTTAAATCAAGGTGGACAGGCAAATAGAGGAATATTTAGAGGTATAGGAACACCATCTAATTCAAACACTATAGAATCTATTTATATTTCTACTACGGGAAACTCTGTTGATTTTGGAGACACTTTACAAACAGGAAGTTTAGCTAACGGCACGGGTACTGGTAACAAAACAAGAGCAATTTTTGCTGCTGCTTACGTAGCTCCTTCTTATACAAATGTTATAGAATCTGAAAATTTTCAATCAAGAGGGAATGGTGCAGATTTTGGTGATCTAACAGGTAGTTATCTACACGTTCAAGGATGTGGAAACGAAGTAAGAGGTATATTATATAACGGTGAAAACGCCTCTGCTTATTTAAATAGTATAGATGTTATAACAATACCTAGTGAGGGAAATGCAGCTGATTTTGGAGATTTAACAACTACTAGAGGAGAAGGAGGAGCTGCCTCTAGTCCAAGTAGAGCAATTTATATGGGAGGACTAACGCCTAGTGCTCAAGATGTTATAGATTATATAACAATATCTACAAATGGTGATGCTACAGATTTTGGAAATTTGACCGTCGCTAGAAGATTAGGATCTGGTGGTGGTTCTTCGACTAGAGCTTTATACGCAGGTGGATCAACACCAAGTAATAATGATACTATAGATTATGTGACAATTGCGTCCACTGGCAACGCAACTGATTTTGGAAATTTAGCCTCTAACGTATTTAAACTAGGAGGCGTTTCAAACGCTACTAGAATGGTTATGGCTGGAGGAGAGGGACCTAGTGCAGATATTAATACTATACAATACGTAACCATCTCATCAACTAGCAACACATCTGACTTTGGAGATTTATCTGCAAATAGTAAATTTGTTGATGGTGCTTCTTCTAATCACGGAGGTTTACAGTAATGTCTAATTCAGGAAAAATTTGGGATACAAAAGAAGTTTATACATTACAAAGAGGTAATCAATGGATTACTGGTAATGGTAGTAAAGCTTTAATAGGTGGTGGATACACTCCAAGCAACACAAATAAAATTGAAACTTTTAATATAACTGTAACAGGTAACGCAACAGATTTTGGTGATTTAATAGCAGCTGCGGGTGAGGCTCAACCAGGATCCTCTGCTATTCATGGTTATTGGGCACGAGGAGGATCTTGTGAAAGAGTAAGTTTTGAAGCACAAGGAAATACTGCAAATTTTGTTTCACTTGGAATAACTCCCACAACTGTTGGAGCAGCAGGAGATAGTACTCGTTCTATGTTTATGGGTAATGGAGCACCTGCATTTGCAGATACAGTTGAGTATATAGAAACAGCAGGTAATGGATTTAAAGCAGATTTTGGAAATCTTTCAAATGGAACTGATAGAGGAGGTGCTTGTTCTAGTCCTACAAGAACTTTATTTGCAGGAGGAGAAAAATCAGACGGAAGTAATACAAACGCTATTGATTTTTTTACAACAGCAACAACTGGTAATGCAACAGACTTTGGTGATCTAACGGTAGCAAATAGATATCCAGGTGGAGCAAGTTCAATTACCAAAGGTCTTTTTTTTAATGGTTATTCAAGTAGTAGACTACAAAGTATAGATGTTGTTGAAATTGCCTCAACAGGAAACGCAACAGACTTTGGTGATTTAACATCTGATTATACTTCTGGAGGAACAACGTCAAATAAAATAAGAGCGGTTCATTGTGGTGGTTCAGATGGTTCAATACGAAATGCTATAGAATTTGTAACAATAGCAACTAATGGTAATGCAACAGATTTTGGCGATATGACCGAGGCTAAAAGTGGTCCTCAAGCTTGTAGCAATGGTCATGGTGGACTAACCATGGGAGCATTACCACGTCAATCAGTAACCTATATGCCTGGATCAGGGAGAGCTTTATTTACTGGAGGTCAAAACCCTTCAGTGTCAACTTCTATAGATATGACCATGATAAAGACTAAAGGTAATTCATCTAGCTTTGGAACTTTAGCAACAGGCATGAGATCTATGAGCAGTGCGTCTAGTTTAACTCGTTCTTTATCCGCTGGAGGCTATGGATCTGATTACACAAATGCAATTAGATCTGTCGAGTTTGCTTCTCAAGGAAATGATTCCGATTTTGGTGATTTATTAGCAGGAACTTATGATCCACAAAGTGGAGTTGTAGGTAATACAACTAGAGGTATATTTGCTGGAGGTCACACCTCACCAACACAAACTAATGTAATACAGTATGTTACAATAGCAAGTGTCGGCAATGCGACAGATTTTGGTGATTTAAGTGCAGTTCGTCAAAGTATGGCAGGTATGACTAGTAATACTAGAGGAGTTTTTGGAGGTGGAACAAGTGGACCTGCTAACGTAAACACTATGGAGTACATTACAATAGCTTCAACTAGTAATGTAACAGATTTTGGAGACTTGAGTGCAGTTAGAACAGAAGCTGGAGGTCTCTCTTCTTCAACAAGAGGAATAATTGGTGGAGGAGATTTAGGAACGCCTTCAATACTCAATATTATTGAATATATAACTATTGCTTCTACAAGTGGTACAACAGATTTTGGAGACCTAACAGCTGTTAGACAAAACATGGCTACAGGATCAGATAGCATAACTGGTGTATTTGCAGGTGGTCAAGCTCCTTCAGATAGTAATGTAATCGATTTTATTACAATAGCTAGCACAGGTGATGCAGCAGATTTTGGGGATATAACATCAGCTAGAAGAGGTCTTGTAGGAACTTCAGATTCACATGGTGGTTTACAAGCTTAATAAAATATAGTATTATCCTACAACATGAAAGAAGAATTATTGCAATTGTTTCCTACACCTTTATTAATTGTACCATACAAAGAACCAATTGATGAAGAGTTAGCATATTTGAAAACTCTTAGTTATCGTCAACAAAAAGGTAATGGTAATTATAGATCAGATGATTCATATTTGTTACGTCAAGAAAAATTAAAAAATATAAAAAATTTTTTAGGAGAGTCTGTAAATAAATTTACAACAAATGTTTTAAACTCAAAACAAAGATTAGTGATTACACAATGTTGGGCAAATAGAAATCCAAAAGGATCTAGACATCATGAACATGTGCATCCAAATAGTATTATATCTGGTGTAATGTATTTTCAAATAAACGAAAAACTACCACCAATACAGTTTGCAAAAACAAATCAAGATGGTGTTAAATTAGATCCTGTAAAATATAATCATGTAAATTCAGAATCTTTTATGCTGCCATGTAAACCAGGTGAGCTAATATTATTTCCATCATCACTAAAACATAGTGTGCCTATAAACCAAGGAGATGAAGATAGAATTAGTATATCTTTTAATACATTTAGTATAGATGCATTAGGATCAGAACAAGCTTTAACACATTTAGATATAAGGAGGATGATGAATGAGCACAATTAAAGATTACATAATGGTGGTAAATACAATACCAAAAGAATTATGTGAGGCATTAGTAGATGAATGCAACACTAAAATATGGGAAAAACATAAATGGAATAATTATGCTGCGGGAACTTTTGAATCAGAACCCACAAAAGAATTAGATGTCATGGCTTGCACAAAAGAACAACAAGCAAAGATAACACCATATTTAGTCAAAGCATTAGATGAGTATCAAAAAAAGCACAGTTGGCCAGGAGAAAAAACTCAAGGACCATGGCTCACAAAATTTAGTCCCATACGTTTTAATAGATATCAAGTGGGGACTATGATGAGAGAGCACTATGATCACATACACAGTATATTTGATGGTCAAATGAAAGGAGTGCCTATAGTATCTATTGTAGCCAATCTAAATGAAGACTATGAGGGCTCTGAATTCTATTGCAGAGGAGAGGAAATTAAGTTAAAAACGGGTGATATACTACTGTTTCCTTCTAATTTTATGTACCCACATGAAGTTAAGGAGACGACAAAAGGCACGCGATACTCGTTTGTAAGCTGGGCCTTTTAATATATAATGAGGTTATATGTTACAAAAGATAGGTTTTCAGCCAGGTATAAACAAACAGATCACGGACACTGGAGCAGAAGGTCAATGGACAGACTGCGATAATGTTAGATTTCGTTATGGTATTCCAGAAAAAATAGGCGGTTGGAAGCAACTAGGAGACAGTAATCTCACAGGAGCTGGTCGAGGTCTACATCATTTCGTAAATAGTTTAGCTAGAAAATACGCCATCATTGGAACAAACAGAATTTTATATGCTTTTTCTGGAGGTGTATACTACGATATACACCCGATTAAATCTACGACCACGCTTACAAGTGCGTTTACCACGACCAACGGATCATCGACAGTTACAATAACTTTTTCTAGTCCGCACAGTATATCTGAAAACGACATAATATTATTAGATAATTTTTCATCAATTACTAATTCAAACTTTGCAGAAGCAGATTTTAAAGATAAAAAATTTATGGTTACAACTGTGCCTACAAGCACAACACTAACTATAACAATGCCATCAAATGAATCAGGATCTGGTGCAACAACATCAGGTGGTATCAGAGTACAACACTACTATCCTGTAGGACCAGCTGTACAAGCAAAAGGTTTTGGTTGGTCACTAGGATCTTGGGGTGGTACGGTCGCTGGTAATCCAACAACTACATTACAAAATGGTATTACAGATGCAGCAACAACAGGTATTATATTAGTTGACTCATCACAGTTTCCAACAGCAGGTACAAACTTTTTACAAATAAACAGTGAAGAAATATCTTATACAG